CGTAAGTCGATATGGCTTGATTGCCGACATCAACAAGTTCTTTGATCAGCCGATGCGATTCCTTAACTAATTGTTCGTGATCCTTCACCAGTAATCCCTCCCACTACGCTTCGCTCCCCATGCCGGGGGTGGCACGTGTGCCCATTCTTTCTTACGGAACTCATCCGCACGTTTAAAGAAACCTAATAGCCACTTGATCACACAGCCTCCTGCGCTACAAAGTGCAGCATGGTGAACGGGAGAGATACCGCCGTCTTCCTGCCTTCACGTGGGTAGATCAGTACACGTGTGCCAGATTCCAACCGCATGGCATTGACCGTACCCTTCTCAATGCCTTCAAAGTCATCAAAGACAAAGATGGTGTGGTCATGGATGATGCTCGGCAGGTACTGGAAATCTTCTTCTTGAACCCTGCCATCAAAGTAGATCAGATCAATGCCAATCTTCTTGTCGGCCAAGTTCTTGAACATCTGTGTCGATGACTGCTTGGGGTATTGGAAAATGCCCGTGTCGCTTTGACTTATCTGTATCTGATTGGATACATCGCAGGTATATATCTTTGCTGACGGCATGGCCTCACGCATGGTTCGGGTAGAGACCCCGATGAACGTGCCCACTTCGGCAATAGCCTTCGGCTTAAAGAATGCCACCAATTTATAAAGTTCTACCGCATCGTCGTACGGAACTGAACCAGTGTTGTAGTCTGCGTCAACTCGCAGCCTCTGTTGTTCTTCAATAATCTTTTCGATGGTCTCGTACGGGAAGTCATTTACCTTCTCGTCCATGATACCCCAGAAGATATTGCTAAATCGTTGTCGTCCAATTTGTACCGGATTCATGCTGCTACCTCCTTTTTAATCTCATAACTCTTCTCAACCACGCCTTTCTCGCGGTTGCCCACGAAACATGATCGAACAAACGTTTGCGCTCCGGTAGACAAGTTCCGCAGGTGCGCTCTCCGGAAATGATATCTTGGACCATCTCGGTCACTTCCTTCTCGGCTACCCAATGTTTCTTTCACCGTACCGTGAGGCAGTCTCAATACGTGATACTCAAACCCACCCACACCCTGCTTATCCATCGTACGGTTCTTGGTATAAGACTTTTCCTTACGAGACTCCAACACCGCACCGACACGTAGGGCATGACAGGCTTGCACGACTAAACTGATGTCGCCTTGAAACTCAGAGAAAATTGCTGAACCAAGTTCTTTATCCTTTTCTTCGATGTACCTGTTATTAACCAGATCATAGACCTCTGCTTGCGTACCCCATCCTTTTCTACCGTCTGGATAACTCATCGGATAAACTTTGAACGGATCAAGTACTGTCACACTTGTTGGCTGAGGATTCCATCGCTTCACGCTTTCGTGATAGCAAATACTCATGAAACAAATTTTAGTCGGTAAGGATTTATCTTCTCCTTCTATTTCGACTAACTGTTTGCCGTCTATTACCAACGCAATCCGCTTGGGAGGATTCGCCATCGACATCGGTTCGTTAATAAGACTGTATGACGGGTTTACATGGCCGTCTAAATCATGAGTCCATGCGTACTCAAACGATGTGATAGGCGCGGGTAATCCTGTCAGCGACGGACATTCTTGGTCGCTCGGCCCTGTCACTTTATTATCTCTATAGATCTCGCCGTTCGGCGGCAGCACAATGTGTGTCGCTTGCCTGAGCAAACTCGCTATGTATCTGTAGGATTCAGCGAATGCTAAAAAATTTTGTTTGTCGGAACCGTGATACGCTGCGGCCTCTCGGATAGCGTTTTTATATCCTAGTTCCAGATCCCGCACCGCTTCGGCAGCGTACTGTGGTAAATAATCTTTCTCAGTCATTTCTTCACCTCGCGTTCTGACAGCATCGCATCGGCTGTGGCGTAGGCAAGTTTGGTAACTTCTTCGGGGCGTAGCACGACCCCGTGGGATATGACGTAACCCTGCATCGCCTTGGCTGCAAAGTAATCCCGCAAAGTCATGCCGTGTCCCCACCACTTCAGACGTTCACCTTCCAACTGTGGAAAGGCAAACTCATTCTTGGGTTTGGTCACGCCCGTTTCCTCCGGGCTATCTCTCGCTTCAGGTAAAACTCTGCTTTCTCAAGATCCTGCACCGGATCGACATCGACCTTCTTCCCTGCGCGAACAACGTACTTCACCACGTTGAATAGGTAGGCGTTCTCGGTCAGCCCCTTGGCTTCAGCAAAGTCAATGAAATCGACGCCACCTGCTGTGTAATGTGGTGGGTTGTTGACGGGATCGGGTTTGTCTTTGATCTTGTCCAACGCATTGAGCGTGGCCTTCATCTCTGTGACCGCTTTAACGATCTTCGACTGCTTCTGTTTGTCAGTCCACCGGACGAAATACACGTACTTTGTGGTGGACTTTGTTGCCTTCGCTACCTCGCTCACCGTCTTGCCTTGCGACAACAACTTGAGAATTCGACTTTTCTTGGACATAACTAATTAACTCCTTGCGTAGGTTCTCTACGTTTGTTTCATCAACTATGACCGCGACCCCTCCTGCTTTTCGGATGTCATCGCAGTGCTTCAACTGTAGTGCGGTGGGCTTACCACCGTTTGCTTTACACTCTATAGCATAAAACAACCCGGCGATACAAATAATAAAATCGGGCACACCACTGTTCCCGTAACCCCCTGTAACTGGCATCGTGTAATACGCGCCAAGATCCGACAGGATCTCTTTGACACGCTTCTTTACTTTGGCCTCGGGAGTCACCGTATTAACTAATACGCTACTTAGACCGGAGTCTTCCCGGTCAGTTCATCTAAAAAACTATTGGGCAAACAAACCACATATTCATGGGCGCCGGTCATCCACCCGGTATCTAAGAAATGTTCAGGGACATAATCGGGGCGAGACATAGAATCACGCCGACTATCCTTACACGGCCAGTCAATCGCGTGGATCATGGCTAAGACTTCTTTTAACTTCATCGGCATTGTCTTGAGCGTAAACACACGCACAAGGTTATCGCTCACTCGTATGTGAAACTCTCCCACATCAGTAAAACGTCTCATGTATACGTACGTTGAGTCCTCCCCCTTTACAGGTACAGGTCTTAGTCCTGCGGCGTAGGCATTGAAAAGTAATCTTTCCAACGCTTCCTCGGCTACCTCTTCAATCTTTCCTTTACTTACTAAGGACATGAACACTTGCTCCGTTGCCGTTCCATGATGTCTCAGAGTAACACCCCATCTCCAACCAGAACTTCGCGCCGCTCGTATTCTGCGGCAGCATCTCATGGCTGTTGCGATGTGTCTTGAGCATCACCATCGAGAACTCCAACTGCTTGCGGGTATCTTCAGGTATAGCATTAAACGACGGATACCACTGGAACACAGCCTCCGGGGGGATGTAATGGAACGAACCCGTGTACGGTAGACCAGACTCTGAGTAAACGTCTAATGCTTTGTGGCAAGGCTCGGGCTTGACCGTACCCAGAATGACGCCCTTGTTCATGTTGTCCACGTAGAACCACTTCTCACCATCCATGAACTCTTTGGCCTCGGCAATCGCTCTGTCAAACTTCTGACGCTGCTCCTTGTACATCTTCACGTGGGCATCGGCAGTTATTCTAATATCTGACGGCATCTCGGCTAGTGTGCGTTCACCTGCGTACAGTTTCAGTAAGAATGTCGCTAGATCATTTCCTAGGCGAGACGCATCTACGCATGGCGCTCGGACAGTGCGCTCCCCGTACAGATTATCTACCAGATCATCGAGCATCCCACGTACACGGACATCGAAAAACTCGTATGCACCCGCGACCGCCCGATCAAACGAATTGGCTACGTCATGATCCGACTTGAGCGAGAACTTGCTCTGGATGTACTTCGGATTAGAACTTGTTAAGGCACGATGCGGTGCGTCCTCGGTATGTGATCCGTAAATACCCACGCCGATATGGTTGTACGACGGGGAATTGTTAATGATCATGGCAACAGACACGCCCTGCGGAGTTACGACATTAACTTCTTTAACGACATCGACCATGCTGTTGCCGTGTCCAACAAAAGAGTGCGTGCTGACAAACCCGACACGGATCTCCCTGCCAAGGCTACGCGCTCGGTTGTACATATTTGTCACGATGCCGAACAGGGGCGACCGTACTAGTTTCATGCGCGTATCGCTGTCGCACTGCCCTGCCAGAAACAACTCGTTGACGTTGAATGCTTGTTTAGTCCTACCCACTTGAGTACTCCTCGGTTAAAAGAATGTATAGAAAAGTAACACACCAACTAGACAACTAAAGAAACCATGCCGGAATGCAGAGTGATATACCCGCTTAACTTCATGGTGTACCTGTCGTACTAACTCTTCGTCGCTCATGCGGCCTCCTGTTCAAATACTTTCACATCCAACACCGGCTGTGCCGTTGCTATCAGCAAACGATCCGCGATCTGCTGCATTTCCGCTAGATCGTCGCCTACCATGCACACCGTCGTATATGCCTCGGGTTTGTCGTTATCGTCGTAATGCACCTCAGCAAAGGTGTAATACACATCCCCCCACGCATCCACGTGACGTAATACTCTGTGATTCCAAGTCATATCACTTACTCCTCTTTCATCGCTTTGGTAATTGCGGCTGTAAAGTGATTGTTCCATTCGTTGAAAGACTGTGGATCGCCCAAGCCTTTTTTCCAATCGGCGCGTACACGCTGTAGTTCTTTAATCAATCGCTCGGCTTGATACAAACCCTCCTCTTTTTCGTATGAGTATTCGCTGCTCATCGTGTACTGATACGCTTCATCTCTTTTACTTGCTTCCATGTCACACCTCCTCTTCAAACCAATAACGGTACTCGTCTTTTAATTCGTCGGCGGTCATCTTCTCAAAACCTCTGAACCCTCTACGCAAAAAGTCTTCCATAACCTCTACGTCTGAGTAGTTCATGTTGTCTCTGATTCGATAGAGTGCTTGACCAACCAACTCGTTGATCAAGTCTTGCCTTGACATATCTTTAACGCTCATCTCACACCTCTTCAGTATTAATTAATACGCTCACGCCTTCATCACAACCTTCTGACCTCGGGGCGGTTCGAAAGTTTCCTTGCCGTCTTCTTTAATGATCCACACCGGGGGGATATGCGTAGTCCACGTGATGTCGCTCTCCACGTAGCCATCCGTGAACACGATCATGCAGTCTGCGTTCAGGTTATTGTTGGTGATGTATTTGCTCACGCAACTAACCTTCGTGCCACCTCCGCCCATCGGCTTGAACATGGATGACAGGTTGTTGTAATCACCCTCAAACACCTGCTCACCATGCACCTCGGTGTCCCACCACAACACACGGATACGCTCAGGGGGTAACGTATCGCACAACTCTTGGACACGCGCTGCGACCTTGGCGATGTCGTCGTTATCAATCGAACCGGACGTATCAATAGCCAGAATAACTTCACCGATAGTCTCGGTCACAGTGCTAGGCAAGTAATACCCATCGGCCACACGGCTCTTGTTGAACCGTCGCCATGTCATCTCGTCCTTGCCTCGGACGTTCGCCGTCCAGAAGTCCTGCAACACCTCGCGCCAGTCGATGTCTGGCTCCATCATATTCTGGATGACACGGGGGATCTTCGCACCGAACCGACCGGCCAACATCCCACCCTGATGAATCGCTTCGTCGATCTGACGGCTGACCTCCTCGATCTCACCCGGCTCCATCTCACCGATAGCCGACTCGTCATGTGAGTCAAAGGATTCTTGGGGACGCTTGCCGTCCTTGTTCTCCTTCTGCTCCTTCTTCAGATACTCATACACACGACGCACCGACCACCCGTGGAACATCGAATCGTAGAAGCAATCCTCGGGAAGTTTCAGCAACTTCGGATCTTTCTTGTAGACCTCTACGATGATGTCATTCACCACGTAGTCCATCGCAATGTTGGCAAGCCTACCGTTCTCCTTCATCAAGTCACGATGTCGGGGAATGTGCTTGAGCATCACGTGCAGGGTCTCGTGCAACACGACACCGGCAATCTCTTCGTCGGTCAACTTCTCCAAAAACTTTCTGCCGTATCGCTTGTTGAACCCATCGGTGTACGCTGTCGGACACTTGCGCTCGTCATCAATAAGAGAAGTCTCACCCATCAGGATGACACCACCATACAAGCAAGTCTCGGGATGACGAATCAGTTTGATGTTCGCCTTCTTCAACCGCGTTTCCATATCTACTTCACGCATAACAGCATTCATATTGCCACCTCTTCCTGTTTGACCACGATCTTGTAGCCAAGTTCCTTAATCAACTGCAACTCACGCCGACTGAACGTCTGACGATGTGCAAGTCTCGATAACAGTGCGGCCTTCGGACAGTCTGGATAAAACCGTTCTGTGCCATACACCTCACGCCTCGTTATAAATATTTCCACCTGACACCTCACATCAGTAACGGAATGTTGTTCGCGCCCCACTCACGCAACTCGCTGTTGTTACGTGCTAGTTTGGCTGTGCGCTTGGACTCATACGCCATCGAATAGAAGCAAGACTTGACCTCATCGGATGGAATACGTTTCACGAAAGTCATGAACGCCGACAGATCATCCTGCGTCTCGATAGTATCGACTGCGTTAAACATCGTCATAAACAACGCTGCCGGTTTCTCAGGAATCTGGATCGTCTGCGGATTGGCAATGATGTCATTGACCGACACCAACTCCTTCTCCATCGACATGAACGCTGCGATAGATTCCGCGAACGCGCTGCCACACAGACCGGCCAAGGCTGCCTGAGTCACGTATGAACCTAGTTTGTTAGCATTCTTGACGACGCTATCCGCACCGACCAATGACCGGGGCGTGACGAACGATGTGATCGGCTTCGTCGGATTGAAGATGAACGGATTGTTCTCCTGACTACCATCAAGATACGACGCGAGACAGTTCGGATTCATCGCCACCCATGCACGAACCTGACGGGAGATCCCATTATCCGTTGCCCACACACCCCAACGCCGGGCGTCTGGCTTGCGTACATTGATCACACACAAGCGATTCAACACGTGCGCTGACAGCGTATCGCCCACACCATCAGATGAATTATTACCCGTGATGAACACGATAGAATCCGCAGGCAGTTTCGAATCACCGACTGATCGCTCCAGAGTCAAGCGGGTGAAGATAACCTGAAGCAACTTGTTCGCCTTGCTCATCTCGTCGAGCATGATGACCTTTGGCTTGGGGCTGTCCATCTTGAACAACTCCGACACGTAAGACTCCAACGTTTTAGTCTCGTGGTTCGGTATCCGCATCACGATGTCGGACACATCCATCACCGGGCAGTCAACGTATATGTAGTCATACCCATTACCCAGTATTGTTTCTAGGTTCTTCAACACCGTGGACTTGCCGATACCCGGCTCACCACGCAGCAAGATTGTGCGAATCGTGCCAATCGTTGCGATCAGGTTCGGAACATCGTTCAGTTCCACCGGAGTATTGAAATTGATTGTCTTGCTACTCATGTCTGCTACCTCGTTGCGTATTGGTTAATACGTTAAAAATCCACACAGTCACTACATCCATCCATCGCATCGGCCAGTATTTCGACCGCATGGACGTAGATAAGTTCCTGCTCGGGAGATAAAGTTTTCGTGTCAACTAGCGCCAACGTCTCCGCTAACGCCATGATTAATTGTTTTTCTAACGGACTCATACACTCACCCCAAACTTGCTGAGAATGTCGTCGATACCTTCCTTGATGACCACGCGCTGCGTGTCGGAGTTCCGTAACTTCTCGATCTCGATCCCACTTAACAACACTTCTAATGACGCTCGTGCCTCTTCGAGCTTAGGGTCTGACACAAGATTAAATTCACGAAACGTATCGCAAAGCTCGCGGGCGCGATCCAACGTGGAGTCATACAGTTTTCTACGACGCACCTTGACCTCGCCGTTGCCATCAATCGTGGTCTCGATCTCGCAGCAATAACTGATCGACTTCATCACATCGACCAACTGCTCGGACTGCTTCGCCAGTATCTGCTCGACCATGCGCTTGGCCTGTCGGTTGTAATGCGTAGACATATCGTCGAGTAAGTCTTGTGCGATAGCACAACGGAAGTCACCAGTCGGAACCTCGGACTGAATCAGATCCACCGAAAACTTGCGCTTCAACTCCGACACATCGGGATACTCGTTGCGATCAAACATATCGCCCTGCACGAACGCCATGTTGCTCACGATAGCCGGGTACTTGTCCAGAAAGTCATCGACCAACCGGGAAAACTCTGCTTCGTGGTCGGCATACTCCTTGTGGAACTTAGCCAGATTGATCACGGGCAGTAGGCGTTGCGATCCCGCCCAGTCATACGTGCTTCGCTGCACCCAGTTATAGATTGTCTGGCGATAGTTCAGCACCGCCTTGTGTTCGGGGTTCTTGGCAAGGAGATGTTTCACAAACTTGCCGCTGTCGCTGCTTGCCTTCTTAGCCGCAGTCACCTCGTCACTGATTTGTTTATCCTGCACCGTGGCATTCCACACGTGCGACTCGACCGACACCAGAACGCACGACGATGCGAGCGAAATGATGTGGTTCGGCTTGGCTAAAAGATTGTCTGTCATGTTGCTACCTCGTTGATTTGGTTGTCCGTATTACTTAATACGGTTTTGCTTTTTAACTCACCCAATCTGTACTTCAAGTAACGCTGATAAGCATTCTCTGCAAATATATTAGACTTGGTTTTCTCCAATAAGTTCCGTAGTCGCTTCAAGTTTTCTTCGGATGTTCGCAGTTCTTCTGACACATCCTCAACTGTGTTCAGAGTTCTCATTTCTAATCTCTCACGGCCACACACTCGGTCAGGCTCATGTCCTCGTTCACTCGCAAGATTACTTGCGTGTAATTGTTCTCGATCACGATGTACCCACCGGGCTTGATGTTCTCCACGAACGCACCCTTCTCATCCTTGATTGCCCAGTCCGTATGTATGTACGTCCCACTCACGCCTTGCAGGATTCGGTTGTACGTTCCCTCTGTTAATTCAACTACGCTCATACCTCACACCTCCGTATTAGTTAATACTTCGTCGCGCTCAAACATGATCTTCTTCAGTGCTTTCTTAATCGCCGTGTCTCGTGCCAACTCTTCACAGCAAAGGCACGACTTGCACCCACAGATCCGACCGACCGCGACACGTTCTTTCCGTCGCTGTTCTTCTACGATGTCTAAAACTATGCTCACCTCGCACCTCCGTATTAATTAATACGCTCACGCTTTCGCGTACTTGTTTAGTTGTTTCAGCATCGCCTTATCACGCACGACACCGTATGCACCTTTGTGCGCTGTGATCGTCACGCACCACTTCACTTTCTTCGCATCGGCCTCGCCACAGCGTAGGCAGGTAATGAATCCCACCTCGACGCGCTTGGCTGCGACCTTTTCTATTCGACACGCTACGCACCACATAGTTCGACACTCACTCTTTAAAGAAGTTCATCACCATCACGCTTACGCCCGTCACCCCAACGGCAAAGGCAAACAGATAAACCCACATACCTTGTGGCACTAGGACGGCGAGGGACACCCCCACCAGATTCAGACACGCTGCGAATAGAAACGCCTCTGAAAACTTCTTAACCTTTGCCTCGCGGCGACGGCGGCCTGTGCTAGGCCATTTGTAGTCTTTACGGATCATTTGCTACCTCCTGAATAATCCCAATCTTATTGCTCACCAAAGAGTATTTTTTCCCACTCACGCATCACCAAATAAAATAAACAACCACGCGATGACTGAAAGCTCCGCAAAACGAACCCGACAAACCTGACAATCACCGCTAGGTTGCTCACTCGCTGTTCACGGCTCACAACTTTGTAGGCAGATACTCGGGGCGGCTTCGGCTTGGTGGTTGTGTCCACCTTGCCTCGCGTATTAGTTAATACGCTCTCGCCTCATGCCCTTAACGCTGCCGGGTGTATGTTGCCCACCCGTATCGGCTGCGAGATGCTTGGTCTAGGATTGTTAGGAATCACATAGTGAGAAGGCTTGACAGGCGTATTAGGTAATACGCTCCCCGTTGCCATTTTTTACTCTCACCCCAAAATCCGACTTGTCACCGGGCATCTCTATGGCGTTGAGGAAGAACATTCCCGAGTCACGCCCACTCGTCGCCCTTGATATGGGGACACCGTACCTTGCCATCGGTACGTCGCGGCTTTGCCACCGCGCCTTCGCCTACTACCGGCTTGCGGCTTGTAGGATCGTGGAGGGATCGAAACTGCGTATTACTTAATACGCTTGGCTTGCGCCGTGTGTTTTTATCCGTCCTATATATTTAGACAAGTCAAAACGGGATTAGTTCCCTGTGTTTCACCGATTTTTGATGTTTTTGGTGATGTATTTGTTTTGGGGTAAGGAGATAGCCAAACCGTATTAGATAATACGGCCGTATTACGGTAATACGCTGTTGGGTGTGGTTTGTGGGGGGGTGTGCGTGGTTGTTGCGCTAATGAAATAATCTGTTCCATTTGTTCCAAATGTTCCAAAATGAAGATTGGGATTATTCTTCAAGATTTTGGGGGTTTTGGAAAAACGGGGTGCGTGTAAGTAATTGATTTTTAAAGAGTAGTAGTAGTAGTAATTTTTATAAAGATAGATAGATAGGGCATTTGTTCCAATGTTCCAGAAATAATGAAGTGGAAAGAGTCTGACGGGTAAAAATTTATGGGGGGACTTCATTTTATTTTTTCTTAAATGACGCTGCGTGTCCCCCCTCATGCTCGTAAAGGTTTAGCCTATCTCTTGGAACATTGGAACATTGGAACAAACGGGGCTAAGTCATTGATCTACAAAGTAAAATCTTGTTCCAAGCCTTTTCGCGTTTTGGAACAAACTTAGTTTTGCGCTTGGAACAAAAAAGTTTGACACCCAAAAATTCTACGTGTAGCCTTGCGTAGCAAGGCGCGACGGACAAAATCCGACCTTCCCGCCCTCGCCCAGACAGAACTGGCATCGACCAGTAGGAACTGGTCTCGCATCAAGAACTGGCTTCGCTCGGAATAACTGGTCTCGCGGAGCGAGACCGAACGGGGTCGGCCGCGCCGGGACTAGGTACGACAAAACCCCACCCGGCTTGCGCCGGGCAGGGTGAGCGGGTCGCGTGTTAGTTAATACGCTCAGGCCTTGGCGGGAACCACCTTGCCCTCCGCGACGTAAGGCCGGGCATACTTGACCAGAGAATCGAGACCGTTCAAGAGTGCCAAGGCTCCATCAGGCTTTTTCTCGGAAAGAATCTGCAAGGCCTGAGTCACTAGCGCGAGTGTGCCGGTCGGGTCGGGCAATTTTTCGTCGGTCGCGGTGTCGGCCTTTTCGGGCGCGTCGATTGCAGCCGGGATCAGCATGGTGACGTTTTGACGGAATGCTACCCGCACATAGTCTTGCGAGGCCTTGCGAATCTTAGCGCGAACCGGGCTGTAGGATTTTGAGGCCTTGTTGTCCTCACTCCACGTGTCGAGAATGAATTCTTCACGGTGGGTTGTATTGTCCACTTGAACGGCGGCAGCCTTTTTATCATCCGATAGTCTGACCATGCGCGGCGCACTGAAATAGGCCTTAGCGAAAATCTTGCGCGCTTGACCATCGAAGGCCTTCCACTCAGGCGAATCGGTCACGGCTTTGATCTCAGCCTGAGTCGGCTCAGCCGGGAAGATGGCCGGGACGGAATCCCGCAGATTGGCAAAGGCCTCAGCCTGAGTGATACCACCCTGCGCGACGGTTTCTAGATCGGCAAGAATGACGCGATAGAGATCAAGATTCATGTTTTGCTACCTTTGGTTAGCGGCGCGGTATTGCGCCGGTTACATATAGTTAGACAAATTTCCGGGCGGGTAGTTCCGTCAATTCTTAACTTTTTTCGTGGTATTTTTGCGACTGCGTATTACTTAATACGCTCCCGGCCGGGCGCGGCGCGGGCGAAACCGGGCAGAGTCAGACCCCACCCATACCCCATGACCCCGATCTGTAAGTGGGTCCCCCTGTCTCACCTCTACACTTGA